ATGACTCCCCTGCCCCGCTGCCAGAAGGCAGCGGGGCTTTTTGCCACTTCTCCCGCTTTATATGCAACATCCGGCTCTTTTGCGTGTAAGGTCGCAGGATGTACTTACCCATCCCGCAGAAAGGATGATGAAATGAAAATTGCAGAAGTACGGGTCAGCGGGTGCCGGTGCGAGACGGTTCGTCTGGAGCCGATTCCCCGCGGGATCGTGGGTGCGGTAGTTGCCGTCGAATACACGGACCCTGCGTGGGATTCCCTCCGGAAAACGGTGGTTTTTCGGGGCGTGGCGACGAAGGATGTATTGGATGCCGGAAACGAAATCGTGATACCTGCTGAGGTGGTCAGCAAGGCAGGAGGCAGCCTGTACATGGGCGTGTACGGCGTGGATGCCGAGAACCATGTGGCCATCCCCACCATCTGGACGGAGCTTGGTGTGATTCAGGGCGCGGCAACCCCTTCCGGCGATGCCTCCACCGCCCCTTCCCTGCCGGTCTGGGCGCAGATTCAGGCCATGGTCGGCGATTTGGGTACGCTGGACACCGAGGCGAAGTCCAATCTCGTGGCGGCAATCAACGAAGCACTGACAAAGGGCGGCGAGATTGCCCCGGCTGAGGTGCAGAGAATCGTGGAGGACTACCTGAAAGCCAATCCGCTCGGAACAGGTGCTGACGGAAAGGGCGGTATTACCCCGACCATCGGCAAAAACGGGAACTGGTATCTGGGCAGCACCGATACCGGCAAGCCGTCGAGAGGGGCGGACGGCACTCCGGGAGCGACTGGTGCGCCGGGTAAAGACGGCGCACCCGGTGCCGATGGAAAGGATGGCATTACGCCGACCATCGGTAAAAACGGGAACTGGTATCTGGGCAGCACCGATACCGGCAAGCCGTCGAGGGGTGCAGGCGGCACTCCGGGAGCGGCTGGTGCGTCTGGTAAGGACGGTTCTCCGGGTGCTGACGGAAAGGACGGCATCACTCCGGCCATCGGTGAAAACGGGAACTGGTATCTGGGAAACACCGATACCGGGAAGCCCAGCCGGGGCGAGAACGGTGCAGTCCCCGATATCCAGATCGGCACGGTCACCACCCTTCCGGCGGGCAGTAACGCAACGGCCAGCATTGGCGGCACGGCAGAGAATCCGCTGCTCAATCTTGGCATTCCGAAGGGTGCGGACGGACAGGGCGGCGGCTCCGGCGGCACGGACATTTCCCTCGGCCTTACGTCGGCCACGGTGGGGCAGACGATAAAAGTCAAGGCCGTGGATACCGATGGAAAGCCCACCGCGTGGGAAGCAGCGGAAAGCGGCGAAAAATGGGAGAAGATCGCGGAGATCATCATTCCCGACGACGCGGAAGAAAGCAATGCGCTGACCATCGACAAGGGCATTAATGGCCAGCCCTTTTCCCTCCTGAAAGCGCGGCTCTGCGGGAAATTCCCCAAGTATACCGGCGGGAGCACCATTCCGAACATCACGTTTGCCATGCTCAACGGGAAAAACACCGGTAATCCCAGCCCGGCAGTTTATACTTCCCTTTGGCCTAAGGTCGGAACTGACCGTCTGGTGGGAGCCGTCTATGAGGTGGATGTTTCCGGGGTACAGGTGATAGAAAGCGCATTGCGTTCAACCGGCGGTGGATGGGGTGAGAACATGGGCATGTATGGCAGTTCCGCTAGCACCTACGTGAAGTATTTCACGGATTCGCTCTGGGCAAAGCCCATTACCTCCATCGGCGGAACCTGTATGCTGATTTATCCTGGCTGTAAATTTGTGCTTTACGGCGTGCGGGCGTAAGGAGGGATAAAAGCTGTGAAAATTTGTGAAAACGGCGTAATTCGGGATATGTCTCCGGAGGAAATCGCGGAGATTGAGCGGGCAATAGCCGAAGCACCGGAACCGGAGCCTACCCCGGATGACCGCATTGCAGAGCTGGAAGCGCAGAATCAGGTGCTTACCGAGTGCCTGATGGAGATGTCGCAGATCGTGTATGCTTGAACATTCAGAAAGGATGATGTTTATGATGGCTATGTTGTGGGCGCAGCAGATCATGCTGGGTAAAAGAACCTTTGCGGACGTTCCCCGGCTGCTGAAGGATAAGGTGAAGGAGATCCTCATGGATTCCAGCATGGAAGAACTGGTAACACTGTGACGGAGGACGGAGGGTGACAGTTGAACAAATTCAGTGCTTGCTCACTTATCTGGGCTACAACCCCGGCGCGGTGGATGGCGTTAACGGCCTGAAAACCGCGGCAGCGGTGCTGGTTTTCCAACAGCAGGAAGGGCTCCGGCAGGACGGCGTACCGGGTCCCGAGACGCAGGAGGCGCTTCTTTCGGCTGTAGCGACTGGGCGGATGTACACGCCCGTCATGGGGAATCAGTCGCCTGACTGGTGGGGGGATATCCGGTATTTCAAGCGTGATGAGTTCCGCTGCCCCTGCGGCCGGTGCGGCGGGTTCCCGGTGGAGCCGCAGGAATCCATGGTTCGCACTGTGGATGAGATTCGGCGGCGGCTGGGCGTGCCGGTTTCCGTTGTGGACGGCGGCGGCTCCGGCGTCCGGTGCGCGGCGCACAATGCGGAGGTCGGCGGCGTGGCCAATTCTCAGCATCTGTTTGGGCTTGCCGCTGATCTGCACAGTGCCGCAAGTCCGGCGGAGATGAAAGCCGCGGCGGAGGAAGTTCTGGGGCACACTGGAGGAATTGGGCTGTACGGCTGGGGCATTCATGTGGATACCCGGCAAGGATACGCTCGATGGAAAGGTTAGGAAATGAGGAATTATGGATGGACTTGGAGCATGAGCAAAGATTGACCGCTGTGGAGGAACGGTCGAAATCCAACAGTCACAGACTGGATAAACTGGAGGAATCCAACGAGGTCATCAGCCGGCTGGCGACCTCCATGGAGGTCATGGCAAACAAGCAGGAACAGGTCGCGGACACCGTTGACAAGCTGGACGGCAAGGTCACGGCTCTGGAACGGAAGCCGGGGAAGCGCTGGGACGGGTTCGTGGAAAAGCTGATCTGGGCAATTGCTGCCGCGATCGTGGGGTTCGTTCTGGCTCAAATCGGGCTGGGTTAGTTTTCAGGAGGGATGATTATGACTAGGGAAAAGGTAATCGCGTGGATCAAGGCCGCCGGGGTACGGGCGCTGAAAACCGTTGCGCAGACCGCCGCTGCGACCATCGGAACCGCCGCTGTGCTCGGCGACGTAAACTGGGTCATGGTGGGTTCTGCTGCCGCTCTGGCGGGGGTTCTGAGCCTGCTGACCAGTGTGGCGGGGCTGCCGGAATTGAAGGCTTGACCGCAGAATAGTTGCCCCCACCCCGGACGGTGCTGCGCCGTCTGGGGTGGGGATTTTTTCTGGTTGGAGAACGGTAGCCTGGAACGAACTGCGGCGGTAGACGGATGATTTCAACCCACAGCCCTACGGGCTGCGTCTTGAAATCATGGGACTCTCCCCCGAGCTAAAAAAGTGTCCACCGGACACTTTTTTACCCGCCCTCCGGGCGGGTCGCTCTCTTCGAGTCCCATTATCCACCCCATAAAAAATGCACCCCTGAGGGGTGCATTTTTTATGGGGTGGATAATGGGACTCGAACCCACGATCTTCAGAGCCACAATCTGACGCCTTAGCCAACTAGGCCATATCCACCATATTAAATTACTGAATGGCACGTCAGGAGAGCCTCGTTAAATCAAGGAGCCGCTCGGTCAAGCCCTCGTGGGCAACAGTCCACCGGACTGTTGCATTTTATGGTTCGAGTCCTGAGAAAGACTTCAGCGAACCGCAATGCAGCATTCTACCTGACGCTTGCAGCAAGTGGCACGCCAGGAGGGACTCGAACCCCCGACCTACTGCTTAGAAGGCAGTTGCTCTATCCGGCTGAGCTACTGGCGCATTTCTATGGAGCGGGTGACGGGAATCGGACCCGCGTATCCAGCTTGGAAGGCTGGTGTTCTACCATTGAACTACACCCGCAAAAGCCCATGACCTGACTGATTCAGCCATAGGATTTTACCATAATCACGCCAAGATGTCAAGGGTTGGTTCGCAGAATCTCCGGGATTTTTTCATAAATCACGTCCGCAACGGCGCCGTCGGCACAGGGACACACGTTCGGGAACCGATCCGCCACAATGCCGTCCGCCGGACAGAAGCTCCAATCTGCCCCCTCCAGCATGGAAATGTCGTTGTCCGCGTCGCCCATGCACACCAGAATTTTCCGTCCCAAACGCTGCTGAAGCTCCCGGGCAGAGCGGATTTTGCTGACGCCCTTGGCATGGACATCGATGATCCGGGTCGCTGCCCGGAACACCTCGCAGTACGCGCCAAAACGTGCTTTCAGCTGTGCCTCGGCATCGTCCATCCGGCGAACCTCCTCCGGCGTGCCGTCGAACATGCTTGCCACCGTCACGTCCCGGAATTCCCCGTACAGCGTAAATTTCAGAAACGGTCCAAGGTCATCCCCGGGTCTGGCGAGGCCGTGGGCGCACTGGTTGTGGTCGCTGAATGCGTCCCAGGCCGGATTTTCCGTAAACCGGTAGTGGGCGTCCAATCCCTGCACCTCCACCGTCAGGTCGGGAAACAGGGTCATGCACTCCCGAACGGTCTGCCACAGGTCCAGCCGGATTTCATGGCAGAACAGCAGCTTTCCCGCCGCCAAATCATAGGCCGCCGAGCCGTTGTACAGCAGCAGCGGCGCGTTTACGGGTACGCGGTCGCGGAATACCTGAATCATCGGCACGCTCCGGCCGGTGTTGACAGTGAACGCGCCGTCGTTTTCCATAAAATAGCGGATGGCTTCCAAATTCCGCTCCGGGATGGAGGAGTCGGGCGCCGTCAGCGTCCGGTCATAGTCCACGGTAAGCAATACATCCGAAAATTTTCCCAT